GTGTTGGGTGGGGGGGGGGGGGGGGGGGGGGGGGGGGGCCGGGAGGCTGACCCTATCCCACGCGCCGACTGGCTAGTGGATGGGAGAAAGGAGGATTTCATAGTCTGGGAGGAGGAGGAGGATTTAAAAGAGATCACTGGGAGACGGTCGCAACGAGGGGGAATGACCCATCAAGATCGCGCCGGAAATAAGCAACATTTCGGTCGGAATTCCAGCCGACCCAACCAAACCTACGACCGTCAAAGGTGAGGATTTTGCCGGTCAACTTTTTGACATCAGCCCACCCATTAGGGGCATCAACAGTCAAGTGCTCGAACCCAAGGTGGACGCGCACCGAATGCTGGACTTGGATTTCATTGAGGGAGAATTTAGCGGTAGAGGAGGTCATACGAACCACTACTGGGAAGAACCATTTGATTCAAAATACACCCGCTCCACCTCCTCGCAGAACCCCTTGACGAATTTGGCGCTCATGAGCATGTAATCAACAAAGCCGTAGCTACGATACCATGCCGAACCGAGCTCACCATTCAGCAAGCGCAGCGCCCAAGCACGAGATGCCGAAGGATGGAGTCTCCCCGCCTCCGCCAACTGGACAGGAGTGCTGCCTGTCCAATTTGGGATAGCCAACTCGGTAACAATTGCTGCCTGCACGATCAAGGACCGAGAAGTGAGAAGAATGGGAGGTAAGGAGGACATGAGGGTCACTACTGGAGCGAAGAGCGGAAATAAAAAAGAGAGGCATCCAGACTAAGCCAATCTACGGATTTCACCGCACTGGCTGAGACCGTCGTTAATACCCCATCGGCTGATTTCCAAGAGAAACGAAGGCCGAACTTTACCAGTGGGCTTGCCGCAGATTGAGTCGGCCAGCTGCCTGCGCACCGAGAGATTGCCGATGGCCATTTCATGGGCCAGCGCAGCGATATCTGGATGGTCGTAGGTGGCGAGGATTTCAGCGAGGATTTGATCTAGATTCATTGGCGAGAGGGAAGAGGAAGGAGGATTAAAGCCGATCAGACAAATAGATCGGCGCTATAGGAAACCAACCAAGTGCGATTGCGACTGTGCTTCATGGCACGGAAGACGACTTCCTTGACGCCGGTCTGCGAATTGGTGGCAGTGCAAACGCGAGTCGTCGCGGTCTTTTCGCAGGAGATTCCTGCCGATTTAAGGGCCGCAACCATTGATTGAACATGGGCGGAATTGAGGATTTTAGATTTCATTTTGATGACGAGCATACAACCCCCTACTGGGGCGAAGGGACCGATTAAAGATTGAGGAGCTCGAGCAGCGCAGCCGGAGTGCGACCAGTCAGACGTAGGCACCGAAGGGAGAGACCATGGAGCCGCACACGATCAGCGCACCCGTTCAGCTTTTCGGACGCAGAGACCTCAGTAAGGATAGCAAGCACCCCCATATCGTCCACCGGTGGATGAGGCGGATTCTTTGCGTAATCCAGCGACCGACGCGCCCAAGCCGCGGTGATTTTGCACGCCGTATCATTTGGGATTGATTCAAGAAGAGAAGCGCACGCTTCAAGATTGGCGACCAAGCTGAGATCGCGAAGGGAGGGAGGGAGGAGAGCAGGCATAAGGGGGAAGGGAAAGGATCGAGGAGGGAAGAGGACGGAAGAGGATTAACGACTGCGCACAATAGTGATTTGAAACTCTCTGCCGTCCTCGATCGTGGCCGTAAAGCCTTCATCATTCGTGAGGAGCATGCCCTCCCGAAACGACTGGATATTGCTGAGATCCAGATGACCGGAGCCCAGCAATGCGCTAATTAATATTTCTTGAAATTCAGATTCGTCCATAAACACCCCTACTGGGAAGATTGATTTGAATCAAAATCGAGCCACCGAGTGAACGCCGGCGACGTAGGAAAGGAACCCTCAAGGGTCTTGCCGATGGTGCCCCACTCTGGACCGGACTTGCGCCAGAGATTGACCTCAAGCCCCTTGCGACTGAATAAAGGATCCCACTGCCCTACCAGCTCGCGACCAGCGAAGAACACGTCCAACTGGTGGACGAAGCTATGGGTGCGATGAGCCCGCCGATAAGCGGAGCGGAGGGAATAGTATTCTTCACGAAGATTCATAAAGCCCCCTACTCCGCCCACCGCCATGATTCAAAAAGCAGAAGGACGCACAGGAGACGCAGCGCAATAGCAAACAGGCACCTTTTCCGCCCCACCCATAGCAACACCCAAGGCATCATTGAAACGAGCGATACGACGAAGGAAACACGCCTGCTCTTCAACCGTATCAAACCAATCCGGCTGATGATCGATGAGAACGTCCCGAGCTTCGATCAGGCAATCGCGGAGGGAATCGCGCGACTCCATGAGAGGCTTGACGCGGTCTGCAAGCTTCGCCGCCTGACCGATCTGCTGGAGCGCTCCCCTAAATGCCAACTGAGAGGCATCTGGATTGCGCAAGACATTGGCATGGACGCCGATAGCAAAAGACCAAGTAAGGTCCACGGGGATAGATTTAAGATTAGGCATAATATTATGCTCCCTTATTGATCAAACCGAGCAACGACTCGCGGAGGGAGTCGGAGGATTCGATGGCCTTCAGAATCTCGACCGAAGCCTGATCGACGTCGACCAGCTCACTGAAATCCAGCCCGCCCAATTTTTCCTCGATGGCTGACTGCATTTCACGATCCTGCTCACGCTCGTCCATCCGAGAATTGGACTCCCACGCATCGATCGAGACGAACTCCCGATCGACCCGCTCGTCGAGTTCTTTGATCGCACCGTCCACCTCCTCGATGGGCTTCAGATACTCAGCCGCCAAGAAGGAGGCAATGGCTGGCCGCTTGATGGCGGAGAGGATAATACGGTCGATAATATTCATGACTGGTCCCTACTTTGGAGGATGGAGGATTTAAAAAAAAGGGGAAGATTACCAAGCAAGCGCAAGGTGGCCGATCGAGATATCCTTCTTACCCTTGCGAGTAATAACCACATTCCGAAAGACCTCACCCTCCCAGACCTTATCAACGTCGACCGGAAGGAGCGCCGCGCAGTAGCCATCGACAAAAAAGCGCCGCACCAGATCCTCATCCCAACTGAAAAGAGCCAAGGAAACATCATGAATCAAGGGACCGTAAGTCGCGATTTCGTCGGCGTCGTCGCAGCTAATGCCATCGACAATATTGTCAATGCAGCACTCGGCAACACGACGAAGAATCGTCTCGAAGTCGATTGTGACCGTCACGGTCTTTGATGGCACCTCAGTGATTTGAACGCCGGGAATATTTGATTGGATAATTTTCATTGCCGAAACCCCTACTACAACAAGACGAGGGATTAAAAAAGGATAAGGGTGGCGAGGCGGATAAGCTCCCCACGGTCCAACTCAAAACCATCCATTTCCGGAACCACACGAGCATAGACCAGCGAATGAGGAGTAGCCATGCCGGAAGCCGGAATGCTCGCCAAAAAGCGCCATTGCACGCCGTCATGCAGCTCGACACCGGCAGCGCACTGTCCCGGATGGGAATCCGACCTGATGGTCGTCTTCAGCTTATGCGGACCGAGCGCAACCAACGAAATAGCCGTAAGCGATTGGCCCGCTTTCCCGATGGATTGATTCAATATTTTCATTTTTTCACTCATGATATTTGTCCTTATTTCGTGGAATCGATGGATTTAACATAGGCCAGACGACGAGCGGACTCCTTAGCAATCCAAGCATTGGCCTCCTCCTCGCTCTTAAACGGGAAGCGACCGATGCCAGTAACATTGCGATTGCGATTGTAGATGGTCCACCCGCGGGAACGAATGACCCACGCCCCGCGGGAACTCAGCCAAGGAAGAGATTCACCGAGGGAAGCCGTCTGGCCAGTCTTGGTATTGTGCCACTCTTTGTGGCGCACTGCGGAGAGATTTGGAATTATTTCAGGATCGGGAGGCAGCGCCTTCTTATCAGGCAACCCGACCAAATCACGGAGGAACGGCTCCCAATCGTAGATATGAAACAGCGACTCGACGTCCACATGAAAAGCGATGTGACTGGCGATGGAATCACAGACCTCGTCCCAAGTAATGAGATTAGGCCGATCACCCCAGAAGTCGTCGCCTCCTTGCTCTTCGATTCGATCCAAAGCGCTCGCCGCGGATTCGAATAGCTCTAAGATTTCCGGCCGAAGCTCCCCGTCATGCTGGGCGAAATAATAACCGATTTGAATGGCTGATGTTATTGGCATAAGAGTCCCTACTTCAAAGCTAGAAAGGATTCAAAAACGCACGGCAAAGAAGCCGTCTTACGAGATATCCGCGGCAAATCAAACTTCACCCAATAGTCAGCATTCTGAACAAATCGCTTCTCGCGCTGCAACGGAGTCCGGAGCCCGATAAACACGCCAGCAGCAGTGAGGGAATCGTAATAAGCACGCACTCCCTCGACCGACAAATCGCCCCGCTTTATGGCCTTGCGCATGGAACGACGCATGGAACCGAAGAACCCATATCGAGACTCGCGCATCGAACGCATGACATGCGAATACCCAGCGACCAGCATCGCATCAAAAGCCGCATCGGAGTCGGGGAAAAGGACACCGTAAAGCGCCCCGCGCTGAAAACCAATGGATTCCGCATTCCGATAAAAATGGCGAGAAGGATGAGCAACGCATCCAATGAAATCGGAGCTCATCATACCACCACAACCGAGGCTAACACCCACGCCTCCAATGATCGCCGCCCCCGCATTGCCGCAAGCACGGATTAAAGAATTACGCCCCCTGCGCTCGCATCGAGGAATACGAACAGTGAATGAGGAAGGAGAAGGAATGGCCGATCTTGGCTTTTTGCGTTTCATCATACATCCCCCTACTTCAAAGCCGAATCGTTTTCAAAATTGCGCCAATTGCCTCCCAATCGCTGATCCCTAGATCTGCGAGATCGAGCATGGTGCGACCGGTCTGCACCAGCACCGCCCCGAACCTGTCCGCCAGTAGATAGGACCAAGGATCCTCAAGCACCTCGTAATCGAAATTATCCCACGACCACGCCTCAAACTCGCAAGCAACGCGCATCATTTCGCGCTGGAATTGATCCATGCCGTCATAAGCTTCAGAAATACTGATCGACGCATCAACATTACACGCTTCTGCCTCAAGCGAGACAATGACACCCACGACCGCAGCCGGATCGACGTAAGCCCCAAGCTGACGAGCCAACGCCCTAGCTGATTCGGCCGTATCGAAAGACGAGATATGGACGCGAAGACCATCCGCATTGATGCCACAAAGAGAAACAAAGGGCTCGCCGCCTAACGAACCCTCTGGCTCGGCAAACTCTGCATCGGTCCAAAACTCGACCGTCCCATGCCAAGAATTATAGACTGAACGGATTTCTAGCTTTCGGAACCCTGCACCGAAGCGATCAAGAACAAATGATAGTGGTTTCATGGCTGATCCCTACTGATTGCTCTGAGCAATATAAAAATCAGGATTTAAACCCCACCCACCCGCCAGACACGGACATGAATAACCCCATCTAGAAGATCCGATCGCGTGATAAATTTATACTCTGGATTGCGACGACTAAACTGAGTCGCAGAAGCAGAAATAGCTTGTCGCTCTTTTGAGCGAGAGCACTTAACCAAAAAGCTGTCGCCGATTTCCATTTCGCGCCACGGATATCGCGCATACCTGTGACCAAAACTCTGACTTGGAACAGGAATCCCCTTCTCGATTTCAAAGCCCATTATTCGCCCTCCTTCGCCTTGAGATAAAGCAGCTCATTTAGCCGGATTCCGCCGCTCCGCCAAACGCCGTCCTCGAAAACGTAGGTGTAGCGAGAATCGATATGGTCCACTACGCCCTTAAGAATGGCACGCTCGGTCGGCTTAACACTGCCCCACTGCTCACCACGATCACGGTGGTAGGCGACGACAACACCCTCCTGACTGTTCGCATAAGAATGCTCCCCCTTTTCAGGATCAGGAATGACGCTTTTCTCCAGATACGAGATATCACCGAGAGCGATCAGCGCCGCCACCTTTTCAGGATCCTGATAATGGTAGTGGAGGAGACGACCAAGGCCAGTCAAGTAGCCATCGAAATGGCAATAAATACCGGCATAGGTCCCGGTCTCGGTTTTGCGAATGATTGCTGCGTGAGTGCTCATTTTATTTTGAATTTATTTTGAATTTACGGTCGAGAGATCACCCCTACTGGTGCCCATCGATCTATTAAAGAAGCTCCAGAAACGGAGGCTCCTCCTCCCCCGCAAGCGCACCAACTCGGAAGTCCCGGATCAGCTTCATCCGATGCTTATGCTGCCTTGACGCCTTCGCCTTGGACAGCACCCATTCCGCACGCAGACGGTCGCCAACCTTCCGCCCAGCCGACCACGACTCCAAATCCTGAACAGCATTCTCAAACTCATTAAATCGCCCCTTAGCCTCGAGATGGTCACTGGGCATAGCATCGAGGCCCGACGCAATAACGACTAGCCCTGCCCCGTGATTTTGGCCCCGGCACCGGCAATCACACTTTGGCCCTTTGGCGTGAGTGCAGCGAGCATCACAATTGCACCCGCCAGAAACCTTCACCTTCTCCGCCATGTGGACATTACCCATCGACTCCAAAGAGGAGCCACAAGCGCCACACTTTGCCGCAGCAGACACACCATCCACGGCAATCACCGCTAGGCACCCAGCGCATCGATAAAAAGATCTATTTATCAAATTCATATTATCCCCTACTCACGATCAGTCCGTGATTCAAAAGCAGCCACTCCATCACGCAGCGCCACCTCCAGACTTATCGAAAGGGCATAAGCGGTCATGCCGACCACATACCCCTCCTTGAAAGTGCTGCCTTCCGTAAGATCTCGTTTTTCTTTCCTTTGGGAGTCCCTGTAGCCGGAACGAATCCCACGTTTAAATTGCCAGATTTTAAGCATAGGAAATCCCCTACTACCAAAGGGCGAAGTGATTAAAATAGACGTTCTCAACTGGAACTTTCCATCGGCCCAAACCGCATAATTGTTCTGATCGCCTTGCATATCAGATTACCTGATACCGACCAGCCGTAGCCTTCCTCATGCCGTGATCGCCATACGCGCTTCTGCCCAGCCACCTCGATCGTCACCTTCAACAAAAGCGGAGGCTTTCCATTCGGCAAAGACTGCGGATTAGGAGGCAACTGCTCGTGTTCCTCGATCAACAAGGCATCGACCATCGCACTGCGATCCAAACGATTCTCCTCCCGCTTGCGTTGATCGGCAGATCGGTCAGCAGAACGACGACGATTGTAACTCGCCCATTTTCGGCCATTTGCCGAAGTAACTGTGCATGGCTTGGTCATAATGACTTGTTGGGCGGATCGGGGATTGGACCGTCACCGCCCATTGGGTCAAGCTGCGGCCTTTCCTTCGACACCTCGCGTCTTCCGGTCAGCCGTGCGTTTATTGAGCCACATCAGCGACTCTTCCAGCTTCGTGATGACGATGGCGTTTTCCCGACACGGGAATTTCCCGTTCAGGTATTTCACGCGGTCGATCAGCACTTCGAGCACTTCCTCGTTGGTCGTTCCATCGTTCACGGTTTCGAGCCCTTCGCCTGCGACGGGCGATTCTCGCTTCTCGATGAATTGTAGCGGTTGCGGAGGAGATCCCTCGAAGCTGTCGAGTTCGTATTTGTGGCCTATCGTTGTTACTTTCATGTATTGTTTATTTGATTACGGTCAGGAAACGCCCAACCAGACGTTTCAGATAACGGCGATAAATCGCCGCATCTGAACTAGATGTTCGGCCCATCGAGACTTTGCATGATGGGGTGACGAGCTATTCGATTCTCCCACCATAAAAGTTGACTGGCATCGTATGCCTTGCCGGGGCCTCCTCCGCTGTGATGGCGCATAATTAGGGATAAGAGTAGTCGGTCCTTTGCCGGTTCGCTCGCTCCCTCTATCAGAGCAAATGCCCGCATCTCATATTCGTTGAGTTCAAAACCGTAGGCCGAACCAGCCACTGGAGCCAATGCAGGCTCTGGGCGTTTCTTGGCTTCGGCGGGAGGTGTTTGAGTTTGGGAGTTTGGAGTAGTCATGGTGTTTTAGGGGCCTGCATCGGCTCAGTTGATTTGTTAGCATGGGTAAACTTTGGTTCTTTTATCCCCACAGTGCGGCCGTGCATTTCTTCTAGTTCGTTGTCCCAGTCGATAAGGGATCGAGTATTATCATTCATCCCCCAGTCAGCATCACAGCAGTCGCATTTCACGCGCCGCACTGAGCCAGAGAATCGCTGCACTACTCGGTAATTGTGCCCCACGATGCGGCATTTGATTCGTTTTAGATAGTTCATAAATCGGAGTCTAACCAGACGTTCCAGAGAACGCACGTTGTGCGCCTCTGAACTAATTGTTCTGCGTGAAGTGGATTCGGAAATATTGGTCGGTCCATCCCGGTATCGGACACGATCCTTTGTCGATTCTCTCGACGGGGTATTCGATTGTGCGGGACGTATAGCCGCGAGAGAAGCGGACATGAGTGATCTCGTCTCGGCGGTCCCATATCTGTTTCTCCCATCGCGGTTTCATCACACGGTATTCGATGCAATTAGCCCCACGGGCGGTTTCATCATACCAATGAAAAGTTAGCGGAAGATGCAGAACCAGTCGCCGATGACAAGGCCCACCATTCACGGGTTCTGGCGTATGTGTGCTCATTTTCTGGATGGTCCCGTCATATCTAAATCGTTCGGCGAGGTAGTGGAATCGCTTGCCGTCGATTGGGTATTCTCTCCATCCCGTAGCACATCCCCCACATTGGCAGGCATCATAACACCACGTTTCATGGATCCATATTGTGTCGCGCTCGACTATCGGCGCGGTCCCGTCCTCATTGGTCGCGGGGTATCCGTGGGGCGAATCATCGTCTGCCCCGTCTCGATCCAGCGGAAGCACCCAACCAGTCGCCGCACCCAATTCCGAGGGGCGCACCTTGTCGGGGTTGGCGTAGTCAAAGCTGTTTTCGATAGTTAGTTTGGCAGGCATAGTTATTGTCCCTCGGAATTGGTGATCTCGATGTTAGGCAGAAGCATTCTTTCTCGTCTCCCCGTGGCGGTCTAGCAGGTCGCGGGCGTCGTGATACATATCCTCGGCCCCGATTCCGCCGCACTCGGTTATGCGTGAAAGCGTGATCGACATTTCGTGGAGTTCCTTCTCCAGTCCCTCGGCAAATGCAGCCTCTACGACTGCGACTCCGGTGCGGGGAGTCATCTTGGATTCTTGATCGGTTCTTGGTGTTTTCATAGTAAAATTATCTAACTCGACGTTTCAGAGAACTGCGTTCGCTGCGCTCTCTTCGCCTCTGAACTTTTTGTTATGCAAAGCAACCAGTTCAGCGGCCTTTTTTCTGTTGAATTTCTCGCCGTCGTTTGACCAGCATATGTTTAGCGAGCAACCATCGACCCATCCCCACGAGTTTCCTGACGTGCTGGTGTGCCGATTGGTGTGCATCGACAGCTTGGCACGCGTTGGGATTATCGGTTGATTGCAGCAGTCGATGCCAATCTGAGCATAACAAACCACTTCAGACAACGACCCTCGCTGTCCGGCTTCTGACATTTTATTTTGGTATGACATTTTTATTGGTTGGTTGAGGTTTTAAGCCTTCGACGGGTCGCGTCTGACCTCGTTGTTAGCCACTGCGCGTTTGAACGCATCGAGAACGGTGGAAACGTTTTCTGCTGATGTGTATTTCTTTTCGTGGTCCGTGAGTTGCGAGTAGACAGCATAGCCGTCGTGTAGTATCTCCGCGTGGCGTGCGGTCTCCTTTTCGAGTAGTTGGCACATTAGCTTGCCCGAACCGGGACCGGTATCAAATGCGCTGTCAGTTTTGGGTGTATCGCTCATTGTATTATATTTTCTGTTACGGTTGAAATTCGGAGGCTAACCAGTCGCTGCTGGCGAGGCGCATCATTCGCGGGTTTTTGAGGTGGGGTGGGAATAGTGCCGAACAAAGCGATTTGAGCCTACGGCTTGCGGCTCAATCCGCCGGGCTCGCATCAAATTCGGGCCGCCTCATCGAGTTCCTCCCCGTAGTCGTTGAGTCGCATCCACGCCTCTAGTGCTTGGCCTCCCGCCCAGTTGTCGAAGGTGCTTTGATCGGCCTTCCCGTTGACGGTAGCCTCTCTATCTATTCGCGCGACTTGCTCAGTTTCGTCGTAGTAGTCCACGACGTTGCCTCTATCATCGGCATAAAATTTAGAACCAGAGTTCTCAGAAAGTATACTGGGGAATTGGTCGATTACTTCACGCTGCGATCCGTAGCCGTTTGGGTCACATTGTGAGCATTGCGGGCAGAATACCTCATACCTCGATTCATCCCGGCGGTTTGGATAGTCTTTGACTTGGAGGGATCCCCCGCACTCGCAGCGTTGAGGCGGATCGAAGTCGAGGTAGTTTGAGCGATCGAGCCGAACCAGTCGCTTCTGGCGAGGCGCATCATTCGCGGGTTTCGGTGATTGCGGTATGGGCATCCAGTGAGATACAAACCTTGCTTTGACCGAAAGGAGATTCCCGGATGGCCTACTCGTTCGCCATTGGTCGCAAATCACATCATAGTAACAGTCGCACCATCGGGTGCCGCAAGACAGCCATATGTCTATCCTATCGTCCTTCGGTGCAGTTTCGATAGGATGCCACGGACACTTCAGTGCGTTTAATTCATAAGTCGCCGCTTCGACTAGGTTTCCGGTGATTGTCTCGTCATGTAGGACGCCGCCACATGACGCGCAGCGTTCTCGGTATGTCGCATCGACCTCGGAATCGCATGACATGCAATACCATCCGATAAACGAATGGAGCTTTTTGCACCTCGCTAGTAAGTCTTCCAGATTGGCCGAACCAGACGTTGAGCCAACAAGCCTAGGTTGCACGGCAGCGGGAGGGGTGGGATTATTGGGCATGATATTGGATGGGGCTGGGTTAGGGTTGTTTGGGCTCGCGGCTCAACTGGGTGTTCGTCATCGCTTCAGTTTCTTTGATTAACGCGGAGATTCCGCGCTTGGTCGCGTGATGGGTTTTGAGTTTGCGTAGGCACCATTCGAGTGCTTCCTTTCGACGTTCACTTTCCTCGATAATCGGTTCGAGGTCATCGGCTAGATTCTGGACCGTATCGCACCCGTCGGAGAGCGCGAACCACCTGTCGTCATAGTATTGCTCGCCCTGAGTCCGGCCCTCGCTGGGGATCAACCGGTTGCGAAATAAGGAAACCAGATTATGCAGACAATTCGATCCAGTCACGCCTTTGGAATTTTGAGTGTTATTCACGGTCGTTTTTCGGGGTGTGTTCATTGTTCGGCGCGAGGTCGTCGCTCGCGGGGTGCATGAGCTCCCACCATTCCACGCTCGTGAGCCATCGGACTGCTGCTCTATCTACGACGCAGGATTCCTTTCCTGACTTAGATGTAAGCACGTATCCGGTGATATGGTAGTCTCTGTCTTTGACGATGGAGTCTGTTTTCCGGTTGGTCAGCAAATCCACCGATTCGGACCGTTGTGCGGCGCGACGCCACGCTTCATTCACTGCCTCTTTTTGGGCGGCCGTAGCCGTCGCCCAGTTGCCTTTATTTGAGTCGCTCATAGCTGATCTCCGGTGTTCGGCCCTGATCGTTTTGCGAGATTACGGACCGCCAGGGCCCCCGGATCACACCCGCACATTGCCCATTCGTCGTTGAGCGTCCGTTTGGATCCCCGATACATGCCGCCTGCTTCCTGATCGCCCACCATGCCGGTATCCTCGCAGTCTGGGCAGCAAAGCGATGCAGACCGTTGTGCGGGTTCAGACTTCGCAATAGACGTGAGGGCTTCCCGTAGTCGGTCAGACATCCACTGTGCTTCTGAAAACGTCTTATACTCTGGCCCGACTGCGAAGGTCTGCACTCCGACACTGAACTCAGCTTGCCAGCCTCCTTTCCATTCAGATTTGACTGCTACGGAAAAGTGCGAACCAGCTGGTCGCGGCTTGGCGGTCGTGGGAGGGGTTTGGTTTGCGGGTATCATTGGTGGTCAATGTTTGGGAGGTGATTGTTGGCGGCGTTCATGGTAGAAGTTGTTAGGTGGATAGCGATATGCGGTTCATTCGGCGTTCTTCATGTCCGTCCGCTTCTCGGATGCGTGCCGCCTTTGCGAGAGCGACATTTGCTGCTCTCTCGTATTGTTCCGGAGTCGGGTAGCTTGCGATCATGCCGATGCTCACCTCGTCGTTGGCTTTGATTTCGGCCATGACCTTGCCGTCGCTCCTCACGATTCGCTTAGCGTTTCTTGGGTAGTCGTATTGTGCGTGAGTAAGCCAACCCTTGCAGAAGTCTCGCGTTTCAGTGAAGAGCTTTACCCACTTACTGGAGAAGTAGGATTCGATTGAGTATGTGTATTTCATGATTCAGTTAGGATTTCAGGTTCTGGGATCTCGTAATAATGAGATATGCGCCTAGGGTTCATAACCTCCCATTCGATACCGCTTCCGTCGTATCTCCTCGCGTCAGCTCTCGCACTTCGCCCATACCCAAATATTTGACATCATCGCATGGATGATAACGGCCGACATTCCCGGGCCTATCTGAGTCGAGATTTACTCCAATGTAATGACCGTGATCCTCTGCAATGATCCCAGCCTTACCGTAAACGACCACGCGCCGCCCGATCTCTGCCGGCACCTTGTAGAAACTGCGCACATACTCGAGGCTCACAGCACCACCCCCTCGAGATCATGCACGCCACCGAACACCTCGACGCCCTTATACTGATCAGGACTCTGGCGCCCAATTAGCCAAATGGCCCGCCCCAGACGCAGCTCCAGGTATGTCCTAGATTCCTCCGAATTCAACCATCCGTAGCTCTTAAAATTGCAAAAATACCACCCGCGAAATTCGCCGGCAATGCTCCACGTCTCGCAGCCGAGCCAATGCTCACTGCGGTGAAAAAGCCCGAAGAAATGGTGATCAACGCACCAACGGGAAAACCTAGGATCGGACAACCGTAGACCTTTAAGGCACCGCCAAACGGTGCGCTTGTAAATTGGGTATTTCATAGAAGTTATCATCCCCCCCCCCTACTGGGCAAAGTCGCCTCGTTAAAAAGGTCAGCGTGCTTTTTCTTCGCTTCCGCCGCTTTTTGGATTCTTTTCTCGCGCTCTCGCTTTTCATCGACCGTCAAAAAATGCACCATGTCGCAGAGATCCAATAACCGGCAGAGCAAAGGATCGGTCCGAATCTCGGAACTCTTCGACGAGCCACAAATCTGCGTCGCGCTTAAATTTGTCGTGCAAATTAGGGGCAATCCCTTTGCTCGCCGCATGTCTAAAAACCGGAAAAACCAGCCCATTGCCCAGTCCTCCTTTGACCGCACCACCGCCTCCTGTCCTAGATCGTCCAAAAAGAAAATATCGTAAGCCGCCTGCTTACGGATCCACGGCAGCGCCAAGTCCCTCCCAAAACTTTCCTGCTGCGCCAATTCATGAAACCAGTCCTGAGCCACAGCGTAATGCACGTCCCGACCGTCGACGACCATCAGCCGATACAACAACGCCATGATTGACCGAGTCTTCCCACGACCAGTCGGTCCAGCCGCAAGGAGCCCCTTCTTATTTTCGGGGTTCCATTTCAGCACCGCCTCGATCGAGTCTGGCGCCAGCAGCATGCTCGGATGATCCCAATCCGACGACAAATACTCATCACCCACGACATACTCAAATCGCGAATTTCGATCGGATCGCTTTGCGTCCTCAAGATACTTCCGTCCGACTTCATCGAGGTCCTGCTTCGGGGCATTCTTAAACTGTTCGATGCGCTCCTCCGACCAGCCATTGTATCGTAAACTAGCATGCATCGCATCCACGATATTGCCAATTGATACCGTGGCCTCTTTTCGTTCAAATCCTTCGTCGTCGTCCATCAAAATGTATTCCTTAATTTATCATCACCACCGAACGTAGATCGCCCGGGACCCCGTCTATTTTTGCAGGTCCGCAGGCATGCCTTCCAGTCTTTAACAGGCTTGCCTGCCCCGGACCCGATCCGCCAGCCGCACGACTCGTAATGGTCATACGACGCCTGCGCATCATTACGCACAAACCCCACCTCCTCGGAGTAAGCCATCCATTCCTCAAGCGATGGACGTGTCATCGGAGCAGCACGCCTGCTGGCCTTTGCGCTCTGCTTCGATCCAGCAATCACATACACGTCGAACAGTCCCACCTTAACCAAAGGTAGGGCGGCTAAAACATCATCATATGAGCATCCGACCGCAGCACGCCAATCGGCATCCGTCCAGCCGGACGCACCCACGATGGTATCACCACCAGCCCGCACCAAATACGAGACGCATCGCAGCCACGTGCCTACCGCTTGGCTCGACGCCAACGCAAACTCTGGCCGAGCCAGCACCGATAGTTCCAAGATATTCCTCAAGACTTTTCCTCCATAGATCCACCCCTACTCAACTCGCAGTAGCGTTTCAAAATATCGGTCGCATTATTCCAGTCCCACGAGACATCGACATAGTAGCCGGCCTCCGCACAGATCGCCATAAATGACCGCTGCTCCGCCGTTGGCTTATTCTTCCCGACCTTCAGCTCCAGGAGCATCGCGGGATAACGGCCCCGAGGAATCAAAAGGATCAAATCACAAACCCCGGCACGAACTCCCTGAGCCTTGAACCGGCACGCCTCGCGGAAGTTGCGCTTGCCCCCATTGGGGACATGGAACAGGAGACGCTCGTCCTTAATTCCAAGTCCCCGATGGGCAAGTGACCACCACTTGATGATCATGGTCTGGAGCTCGTCCTCGCGCATCAGAAATCAGAACGGCGGTTCTTCATCCTCATCGAGCGGCAGCGCGGGCGGCGCACCAGCGCTATCCGGTTCCTCCTCTTTGCGAGCAGGCCGATCCTCGTAATCCTTCTTCTCGAGCTTAAGCTCTGCGCCTGCCTCGTCCAGCGCAGCACGAAATGCCACATCCGAATCGCTGATATTGCCCCTGTATGGCCGAGGCTCATACTTAGAGAACCAAAATTCCAGCGAACCCTTCACCATATCGCCGAGCGCTTGACCCGCCTGCTTTTTGATGAAAACCGGAACGACGAACGCCCTCCAGCCCGTATAGGATTTGCCACCACCTCCGCCAGAGCCACCACCTGGCACCCCCGACTTTAACGCGTCCCTGATTTCGGTCAGTAAACTGATTACTTTGTCTGCTTTTTCATCTGTCATTCTTTTTGGATTTTGATTGTTGATTGATTGAACACCGATGCACACCGCCGAGCGTTTCGGACGGCTGAAGCGCGATCGCCAAATGATCTGGAGGATACGGCAATGTAAGTGCTACGACACAAGGCATGCCACTCGTAGCGAGCATCCCCACGCCTGTGGATGATTACAGAGACGACACTGGGAGATTTGCCTGCCATTAGGACTGTTCTCCATCAAGCCGCTCCTCGACCTTGCGACGATGCCACGCCGGAATATGTAGCATCTGCACGCCGCCAAGCGAGCCAGGCCAAACACCTGTCTGGTAGCACTTGGTCACCTGCTCGATCGCATCAACCGACTCCCGGAAACCAAGCGTGATATCTTCCTGAGAAGCCTCATAAAGTTGAGCGGCAAATGGCTCCCCTTTTTCTGCGGCCGCAAAGAAAAACCGCAGCCCATCGACTGGACGCTCCTCGGCTGGGAGGATCTCACTGATCACCGCGGTATAGAGGCCAGCCTGCCGATAATAACCGAGCTTAGAAAACTGAGAATTGAACGACGAAAACGACGAATCCGAGAGACTAACGCAGGACTTCAGATCCACGATGCACGCAGTATCACAAATGCCGGAAATCCCGTTAGGGCACCAAACATCGGTGCGCACCTGCACCACAATACCATTGCCGTAATCCTTGCGCCAAGTGATCTGGGATTCGCCGGCGTTAAGCGCTGCCCAGACTTCGGGACTCGACCGCAAAGTCTCCTCCAAACGAGCGATCTCCGCCCACTCGACTTGGGAGAGGATACAACGGTCCTGCGCGATCGCGGCGAAATCGTCCCACCATAACATCGCGTCAATCGATTTCTGGGCTGGCTTCGCCGCGGCACGCTGAACTGACGTCGGCACCTTTGGGGCGTTCACCGGGACCACGATGAATTCACGATGGAAAACAGCCGGACCCTCTAAAATCCACGCGTCAACCGCACGCCCGACGCGTAAAGGACGAGTCTCCTCCTGCTTGATGAGCTTTGCTACATGCTTACGCCAGAAGTAGAGCGGTCGCTCGCTGAAATTCTTCAGCTTGGAATTACTGAGAGCATCAGCTGCGTGGTAGACGTCGGCAGGCTCGTCCTTGATCTTTCCGAACTGCATCGGACCTTCGACGTATGGAGTAATGTCACTCATGGCTTAAACGCGCCCCCAACGTGCATCCTTCTCCGAGTCAGTCGTAGGGATTTGATTATCGGTGCGAAGCATCAGGACCGGCGTCTTGGTTTTCACCCAGCACTCGGCATCCTTAAAGTGCTTTGCTGCGACGTTCTCCATTGCCTCACCGATCGTGAGGGCAGGGTGCAAACGGCCACGCTTGCTGGCGTTATAATCGTAGGCGGCACGGTGAATCCGCTCAACCGTAGTGACTGGACTTTCGCTCTCGGGAATCTGCGCAACCCACGCGACGAACTCAGCATCGGCGGGAAGACGATTATCGGGATCCGAGACGAGACAGCACCACTGTTTTTTGATGGGCGGTGGCTTCTCCTCATCAGACTCGGGCTGGATAACAGCCTGCATTTCTTCGATGATTTGGCGAAGAACCTCGGGGGCGACTTCGTTACGCTTGATGATTTCAGCGACTTGATTGATGTCAATTTTGGGCATAATATTTGGGGGTGATTAAAGGTTAAAGTTCGCTGGCGCTGCTCAGAATGCGCAAAATCAGCAGCTGTAGCCGACGCACGGAACTATCGCGCACTTCTATGGCCGCTGAGTCCTTCAATTCGGGGATAGGGACGAGGCGCAGAGCATCGGCGTAGGCTTCAAGCTTCTTCTTGTCGGGAGCCATCGCAGCCGCATGAGCAGCCGCAGCCACAGCCGCATCCTTGTCGGCTTTTTCCTTGGCGACACGAGCAGCCTCGGCGTCCACCGCATCCTTGTCGGCCTTGGCTTTCGCCTCCAACTCTTCGCGCTTTTTGCGTTCGACTTCAGCTGCAGCCAAAGCCTCCGCTTTCTCTTTTTCGATACGATCGCGCTCCACCTTGGCTGCAGCGTCCCGCTTTTCCTGTTCGGCTTTCGCCTCTGCGTCCTTTCGATCCTGCTCGGCCTTGGCTGCGGCATCTTTGCGATCCTGCTCTTTTTTCGCTGCGGCATCCTTCTCCGCCTGTTTAGCAGCGAGACGATCGGCCTCCTCCTTGGCTTCCTTGGCAACCCGAACAGCCTCCGATTCTGCCGCCGCCTTCTCCTTACGGAGCCGTTCGTTCTCGGCGTCTCGTTCGGCTTTTTCCGCTGCATCTTTCGCCACCCGCGCAGCCTCGTCCTCCTTGGCCTTTTTTTCGGCAGCGAAACGATCGTCCTCGGCTTTCTTCGAGGCAGCAGTGAGGTCGTCCTGGAACTTCTTCACTGCGGCAATTTTCGCGACCTTATGCGCCTCGAGGCCGTCAAGATATTCCTGAAACACCTCGGCGGTCATTTCCTCCAGCACTATAAAACGGGTATTTACATCATAGGGAGCCACCAGAGCGTCACGCTGCAGACGCAGCTCAACCTTGGCCTTTTCCGCGGCAACCTCTCGAGCGTTCTCAATCTCGGCCAGCCTTTCCTCCACCGGCTTAACCATGAGGAGGAACAGATTATTGACCCCATCAACCGCTCGGCTGAACCGCAAAGCGTCAGTCTTGAGACTCTTAAGCTTCTTTCCGGCGAGACCCCGAGCAGTCCGCAGCTCCAGCCGCAATAACCGCGCCATCTTAGCATTAGTGCCGTCCGGCACATCACCGGCGCTTTCAATTAACGCTTCGGCTTTTTTGACCAAATCCGACGCCAACAGGTAGTGCGGACTAAACGCGGACAGGATCTCCGTTGCCGAACCTCCAGCCACTCCCTCGTTCTTCACCACAAGAGCCAGCTCGATCGGAGCATCAACCACCTCGACATCGATATCGATAGCTTGAATAGAAGTATCGTTAGTCATCTTATTTACCCTCCTTCTTCAAGCTAGGAATCATCGCGGCCAATTTGACCAACGCCGAAGCCGGCAGATCCCAGAACAGATCCGAACTCCCGTCGGGAACCAGATGCGAGCGCTGCGCCAATGCGTAGAGCTGCGCCTCGGTGGTCACATCATCGAGGATAGCACCCTCCAACGCGTCCTGCGCCTCCTTCTTCTGCACCTCCGTCACCGCCACAGCCTGTTTCTCTGGCTCTGGGCCAGATTCCTCCTCCTCGCCGTAATATGGCGCCAGAGCAGCCCCAAGACCAGCTGCCGGATCCAGCATCATGCGCTCAGGTGTCACATTGACCATGCCGTTACTTTCGTCGTCCAGCGCGATCGCATCCCGAAACTCAGGCGAAAGCGGTAGCCACTTCGATAGGCGCCGAAATGCGGTCTTCTTCCCCATCTCGTCTGAATCAGTCACCCAAGGCCCAGATTGGCCCGAAGCCGACCGCGCGCGGATAGCCTGCACCTGATCAAAGGACATGACCTCGGCCTTCTGGCTCCCATCCTTAAAGCGGGCCTGAGCATAAAAGCCCAACCGCGCCCCTTGCTTTCCGGGCTTGGCTGCGTCGGTGCGCAACCAATGCGGCAAATGATTAGTGACCTCACCCGAACTGTAGACAAACAAATCACCCGCATAGATGACGTCAGCATGCAGATTGCTCACCATCCCGGAGCGCATGGCCAGCTCCGCTAACCCCTTCCAGTCGATGATGAGCTGGCAATCGCAAACCTCGCGGCCCGCAGCCAACGACATCTTCGAGTTTTTGAACGGGATCAGATGCGCCTGACGGCCGTCTGGCTCAAGGCCAAGAGCCGAAAGCTGGAGCAGAGCCATGAAAAACGACTTCTGGTGACACAGCGCCAGCTTTGGCGTCTTGGTCATCGCGGTAATGGCGACGCGAATGAATCGCTCTTGAGAGAGATGCTTTGGCAGCGCATTAGCCACCTGCTCGGCAAACTGCGGTCCCTCCAGCATTTGCCTCAAAGTCGGTGGGGCGGATTTCTTTGCGTTAGTGATGGCGGCAGAGCCGTCCGTTTTATCGTTTGTTTTGGTCATGATGAAAATCAACGCTGTCTGAGGCGCAGCTTGCCGGCCTTACAATCGGCCACTTCCTGGTCCATGATGAGGTCTAATTCCTCGACGCTGTAGATGTTTTGTGCACGTTCCTGCGCCTTGATTTCAGGCCGCAATTTATTCCGCAATGCCCAGCTTCGGAAGTTTTCGCGCCCCATACCGCAGTAGGTCGCAGCCTGCGCATCCGATCGGATAACCCGCCCCACAAACCCGATCTTGAGAACCCGTGGAAGCGAAGATAGGACTTCAGTGGATGAACCCATTATTAGCCCTTCTTTTCCAATATTTTACGCAATTTGATGTCTTCAATTACGCGTTCAGGTAGGGGGATACCCCTAGTGGCCACTTGTGCTCCTAGCTGAGCAACTAGGGTCTTTACCCCACGCTCCATCGATAAACGGGAGATGTCGGAAAAACTGAGCCCAAACTTGGACGCCGCCGCCTCCAATTCTTTTTTTAAATCGACCGGAAACCTTATCGGAACCGCAATCATCGGACTCGAATTTTTAGGCACGCCGAAGAATTGTGGAAATACTTACACAAGTCAAGCCCGTGTATTCTAAAATAATCATTTTAGTTGCGATTCGTATATCTTCCGAATACCCCATATTTACCCATTTAAACCGTCGTGAACACCCACAAAACTGCCACAAAACGGACACCGACATCCCGAAGCGGAACGATCCCCATCGCCCACATCGAGGGACGAAAAAAGCCGTGGCAACTCACCCTCACAATCAACGGCCGTCGCCAGCGTCCAGGATTCGAGACGGAGAAAAAAGCCCTCACCGCATGGCGCAATCACTGCCGAGTCCTAAACGCTTACGGATCTGGCGCTGCCGAGTCACTCATGCAACCAGACGTGCTCGCTGACCTCGATCAAGCACGCCGACTCCTGCAGCCGACCGGAGCAACCCTCACAGATGCCGCAACCTACTACCTCGACAATTACTCCAACTCCAAGGTGACCATCGATGACGCTCGGCAACTTTTCATCGGCATCAAGCGTAGCCTCAACCGAGAATGGCGCACGGTAGACTCTCTCAACTCCGTGATCGGACTACTCGCACGCAACATCGGCCCATCCCGGATGATGTCATCCATCCTTCGCGCCGAAGTGCTCAAATTCATTCTATCCCCGAAAGCAGCAAGAACCGCGCACAACCGATGCACGACACTGGGGAACTTCTTCAGATACGCCAAGCGGGTCGGCTGGATCGGTAAAAACCCCATTGCTGATCTGCGAAAAGACGATCTGCCCAAACCCCAGCGCAAGCCGAAGCAAATACCGACGCCGACCCAGATCGCTGAAATCCTGCGCTTCGTGATGAGCGACCGGCCGCAATGCATCCCAAACATCGCAGTCCGAGCCTTCGCCGGCATCCGCACAGCAGAAGCTGACCGCATGACCTGGGACATGATCAAGACCAACGAAAAGCAGATCCGAATACCGGCCGAAATCTGTAAAACCGACGACGACTGGATCCTAAGCACCGATATGGGCCTGCCCCCCAATTTATGGGGGTGGCTGGATCTCACGACCGAGCAGACCGGCCCATTCGTCGCCCCCAGCAAACGATACTGGCGGCGCATCATTAAACACACGTCCTCGCTTGAGGGCGATCTGCACCTCCCGCTATGGCCGTTTAACGGCTTCCGGAGAGCATTCTGCACTTACCTCATGTCGATAGACGGCAATGCCAATCGTGTCGCAGCCCTAATGCGCCACCAGAGCCCCACCCGGCTCTACAATTCATATCTCTCCGCTTTAGTCCCGACGACTGTAGCTCAACAATTCCTAAAGATTACCCCACCAACGCCATGACATTTCCGCAATACTTCGACAAACTCCGCCTCGAGGTGGACCTACGACCAGCCGAGATCGCCCGACGAGCCGAGATCAGCAAGTCCACCCTCTCGAAAATGCAAAAGGGGCTTATTACGCCAAGCCTCAAGATGGTAGCCAAGATCCTAACCAAAGGGATGGGCATTGCAGAGGGAGACCGCCGCTACCTCGACGGGATCGCCATATGGAGCGCCGAACACGCATCGGACCGAGTGGAGGACAGTCGATCGCGCAAAGACATGGGGCGGCGGTTCAGCGCTGCTCGATCGACCGCAGACAAGGCACGCGCAAAGCTTCATGCCGACCTCGAAGCCCTCTCCAAAGGACTCACATCCAAACAAGCCCAGATCCTCTCCCAAGCCCTCGCAAATCCCGACGCAATCAAGGCGTGGCTACTGGGAGTTGACTCGTTCCTCCAAAAAAAACGTTGACTCTAGATCAACTCTTCTGCTCCTATCGCGCTGTCATAGCGAAAACGGTGCTGACTGCTAACACTTTTTTAGTTCTTGTGGACTTAAGATTCAGATGCCCGAGGCGCCGTTTTCGCTTCGGGTTTTCTGTTTTTACTCGATGCCGCCAACTATGCGGACAACCAGAACCGCAACCTGTGCAGCGTGCAGCGACAGCCACTGAGGTAAATACGGTGCCCGGACTGATTACACTAATACCATCCGGGCTTAATTCTACGTGCTCGCAAGAGCTGAGGACCGTAGCATTTGAGCACTCAGTCGGAGGTCCCTATCAGGCGGATTTGTCAAACGGCTCGCAACCGTAGCGGACTGGACCGGAGTGATTCAGACGGCAGGCGTAAATCCTGTGCCTCCGACTGAGCGCTCAAAACCCTGAACTGGACGTATGCCGGGGGCATTGCTACGGCGCGACTTCGATCGCTGGCAACCCACACGGATACCACAAACCCACAGGGCGTTTCCTGCCACCCACCCCGACAGGGTGAGGTGTCTCCAGCCGTTTCCAAATCCCCTATGGCAAGACCTGCCGCCGACCGTTCATCAACAAATCGATGATCGTGTCCATCCGCTGTTTAATCTCCCTGCGATCGTCGCGACTATCCGCCGCCAATCGCAACGCCCACGCCTCGTGCTTGTTTGCGGCATCGATAGGATAATACAGACGACTGACTTCATCGAGCGACTTACCAAGCACTAAAACATCGGCACTCAACGAAATATACTCCCCTCGACTTTTGACGATATCGTTCTCGTTAGAGTTAACCGTAAATAGCATCCACGACGAAAGCATCATCGCAATCACCGCTGCAGAACGCGTGAATAAATCGACCACATTGACCGTTTTTTGTTTTAGCTCTTCTTTGCGTTGTTGAGTCATTAGTTTGGTTGCCTTCCCATTTTTCGCCACTCGGCCATGATGCCCCACTTTTCAAATCCGGCGTTATTTAGAAAATAGAATCCCCCCTCCAACGGCGAGACGCCGTAATCCTTTTTTATTCGAGGCACAAACTCGTGCCCATATTCGTCAACCAAGGAGTTGTAGCGTGCCCGACCATTGGTGGTGATTGTCAGCCCCTGCTCGTCGACGGAGACGATGCCACTGGTAGGCTCGGCGCCATCGGCAGGATCAAAGCTGGCTAACTCTGCAGGAGCCACCAAATCAGGGATGACCGGGGAAGTCCCGCAGCCCGATAGGACCACGACAAAAAGAAGTGCTGAAAACGTTCTCATTCCGCCAAGTCCTTTCTGATCTGTTCGAGGTTTCGCTTCTTTGCGGAGGTCCGCACTGCATCCTTAATCGCAGCGTCCTGCTTGGCTTGAGCGTTGGCCTTCATCTCTGGCGTGTTGGCACGTTTGGCCGCAGCGTTTCGTCCGCCCAGGAAGGCGGCAAGAAAAGAGAATACTGCTTTGATCGTGCCCATTTTAACGCAGGATCAGATCATCGGGAATCCGAAGAAAAGGAGGTTCAGCAAGTCGCTCGGTCGCGGCGACGGGAGAAGAAGCCCGGTTGATTGCTTGAGCGATGGCGACAAGGGCCACCTTAAACGCGGGTTTTGTGTCCAAGGCACTAGATACGTTAATGGAATAAAACGACTGGTAGAGCCCCATGCCGGCCGCAAGCGAAGCCTCCGCGATCGCGTCGTAGCTGTCGGAGGTGTAGCGTTTGACCAGAGCGGCAATCGAGGTCGGATCACTCACTCCCGTGTCGGCGGCGATCAGGATAGCATCAGAGGCCGCAGCATAGTAGGCGCGATGGTCGGGATTTTTGGCAATGTCGGAAGCAACGGCAAGTTGCACAATACCGGATACGGCAGCAGAAATAAGCTCAACCTGCCGAACACGCTGCTCGGTCGTAGTCGGTTCATTGCCGGGGTTTGTGGCGCAACCAATCGGCCCCACTGAAAAAAAAGCGATGCACAAGGCAAGTAGGGCGATCGGAAAGGGGCCCTTCGGTTTTCGCTTATTCTCCCTAGCCAACTCAACCTCGTAGTCTTTGGCAATCGAGGTCGGCACGTTTTCGCCGTAAATGAGACCGCGGTAAAGACCACGCAACCCTCCACCATTGCGCGTCGATTTATATGCGCGACCAAGCATCGTAATCCAAAACAAGATACCGCCCCACGTGGAGAGAAACGAGATGGAAAAGACTTCAGAGGTAGATGGGAGTGCGTCGGGATTCATGGCTCAATATATCGGGCGTTAGGATTGCGCCAAACGTCGGGCTCATCGGTCTGCTCCACCGGAGTGACCGTCTGACATCCAGCGCAGGCGAGGGTGAGAAAAATGAAGATAAGGCGCTTTATCATCGCTCAACATCCCCAGGTTGCGGTTGCCCTTTCGGTGGGCGTTAAAATGGCAATGTCAGAGTCTCCCGGCTCCCAGAAGTAAAGCCGCCGACTCCCGTTGATTGCCCAATTCAGAAGATGCTTGCCGGACCGCATGCCGTTAGCTCGGGAAGGGAGCGAATAGAAAATCGTTGGGCCAATTGCGAGACCACCAAGGGGGATGCCAAGCCGTACTGACTTCAACCAGTTTCCCGTTCTGGCGTGATTCATCAGCCCCACGCCGTGATCGTCGCAATCACCGGCTTCGTCATCGGCCGGGTTTGTCTTACCAGCCATCGTGTGCACAGGAACCCGAACGGACTTCCCCCCTCCAATTCGCCGATTGGTCGTCAATTCATCAGGTAGCGTATCCATCCAAGCAGTCTGAATCTTCCGCACCGTCGCAACGCTCACCGTCTCGTAGTAAGCATCAAAAAACGTCCACCCCGGTGCCACACACGGCACTCCGCCCATGAGTAGGATCGATCTAAGTTCTGTTTGCGAGAGACGCATGGAGGTTAGAGCCTCGCGGCCGCACGGAACAGCGTGTCGAGATCATCGGAGGAAAGAGAGAGCATCAACCCAAGTGCAACGATCGTCGGGTCTGCCCGTTCGTAGGTTTGGGGCGTCTCGATGGCAGTAAGGTAGGCGTCCTTGGTGTCCGCGTTCGTGATCGCGTTTACAGCGGTCAGGACTTCAGTGCGTGATAAACCAAACTCGGCCTTGAGTGCTCGCCAAAGTTGGTAGGGCGTCACGCTGGCGGGCACCGCTGCGGGAGGATCCGGGGCGAGGATGGCGGCTACGATCTCGGCATCGGTGAGACCGGCAAATTCTCCGGTCTCAGCATCGGCAGTGAGCGGAGCAAATCGCGCAATATAGGTGCCGGAGCCAACGGCAAAACCATCGTCCCCAACCCAACCGAAGAAGATAACCCCTGCGCCGGGATCGATAGACGTGACCCTAGCAGATGGACTCGGCGCATCACTGCCGAGCTCGACGATTCGCGATTGCGATTGAGCGGAGAGGACAAGCGATAACGCCAGCCCAATGAGGATAAGATAAGTGATTCGCTTCATGGTTGGTTAGGGGTTAGGGGGATCCCGCGGTGTTGCTGCCGTAGATGGTGACCTCGATGCTGCCGGTGTAATTGGCGGTATCGGGATCGATGAGGAGGTCGAGGTTGGTCGCGCCGGTGCCGCCGGGAACGCGGCTCGCGAAGTCGGCCTGCGTGTAGATCGTTTTCCCGGTCGAGTAGCTCGCCACGGTCTTGTATTGGTCGGCATCGGCGGAGGTGCCGATAGTCCAACCGTCGCCGGAGCTGGCGGCGTCGGGCACGAGCGAAATCATGGTCGGAACAAAGCCCGCCTCAAACGCTTTGCCGCCGGTGAGGGATTGCGCGGTGTGATTGGTGCCGTCCCATGATAGCGTGTGACTGATGACGACCTCAGAGACTCCGAGCGCGACCATCGGAGTGATACCCAGCAAGCGGCGGGACATGCGGCCTAGACGGTCACCGGTAGCAAGGGCTGGCTGGTAGTATGGGTCGTCTATTAATCCCTCTTGCAAAAACACTACTTTATCAATTAACCAAACCGCGCTTGATGCCGCTCCAAAAACAGGGGCTGCATAGCCGGAGCTGCTAGTAATAATCCCAGACCACTCAAACTCAGTCCACCCGCTCGCGTCTCCAGATGCGACTGTTTTCAGGGATACGTAAGCGTTACCGAAATAGAGACTGCCCCCTGAAACGTGTTTTGCCGCAAAAGTAACTCTGCCATATTGACCGGGAGTCCATGGAGCCCCGAAGTTGTCGAGTCCGAAAGGCTCAGCCCTCAAATGGTTGTTCAGGGTTGAGGACAATGCACCCCCTCCGGTTAGCCTAAGAGAGTTAGCGCCAACGTAAGGATCGCTAGTTTCAGCTGATGTTGTGAGGTTCGCGCCGCCCCACCAATTGGCAAAAACGGAAGTCCCCTCGGAACCAGTCGTTTCAAATCCGCTATTCGCGATAGGATTTACCGCACTACCCGCCTTAGTCGCCCACGTCGGCAGCTCGCCGGTGGTGCCCCACGTTTCGGACTCGGCGCTGCTGAGTGCGCCGATGATGGCGCGGACGTAGGGATTGCGGCCCCCTGACCATTCATACCCCCATAGGTAATTGGTCGTTTCTAGAGCAGTTGGAATCCAGTTCGGAATTGCCCCACCGGTGCTGGGGTCAAAACTCCCTGTAACATCCACCCCATCGACCTCGATTCTGGGGCTCGTGGTGCTATTCCCTTCAGGGAAAACTATCGCCAATCGGAGTCCATTGCGACCCGAATAAGCCGTGCGGAAATCCCTGTAAATCACTCTGCGATAATTACTTCCCGACGACCCGTTTACTCTAATCTGCAAGTCTCCCGAGGTTGTAATATAAGCGTATGAGGCATTGCTGGTCCCGCTCCCGGTCGAGAAGTTAGGAGAAGTAGAGTCTCCGATGTAAATGACGCCAGAATTTGAAGATGGGTCAGATGTGCCTACGTCTATGACCGCGAGAAATGACATTGGTAAACCAGCCACGTCCCCAATCGCACCCGGCGTTAGGATCTCGCCACGGTTCGCCGTCGCCCCGTCGCTGATGCCGTAGCCTGCCATTTGCCGGGCGGCGAATTGCGACGACACACTGCCAACATCGAGGCCATTGACCGTCAGAGTCCCATCGACCGTCAGAGCCCGTCCTTCAGGGATTACCAAATCCTCTGTAATTTCATCATTGCCCGGACTCTTCTTGACCGTCTCCACTTGACCGAAGAGCAGTCCGGCTAAGAGTGCCCAAAGCACCAAATATTGTGTAATGATTTTCATAATAGTGTTTCCCTTTCCGTTAGCTGACCTGGAGCCAGACAAACTCATTCGTAGTCGTTGCATAGTCGTCTGGACGAATAATACCGCCTGCGACATTCTCTGCGGAATCGTCATCCGTTAGCTTCCAAGACGACAGCACAAAGTTTTGAACCACGAACCGAACAGAGTTCTCAGCAATCGCGCCTCCAGCAGTTGCCAGTCCATCTAGGGAGCCAGCTTCTCCGCCAGTTAAATCAGAAAGCGCAGCGCTCATGGCCCCGAAATCATCGGGAGCAATAGGGTCGCTGCCACCTGATGCATGCGTCGAAGCATGAGCTGCAGGGGCACCTCCTGAGCTAATCCCCGGTGAATATCCTAATCCTCCTTGTGATCTCATTTTATGGGTCTCCTTTTTTTAGTTGGTGAATCGAAGGTGGACGAAGCTAACGAACACCTGAGCATTATCGCCGTCAGTGCGTCGCACCGCTACCTCCGAAAGATTAGCGGAAAGTCCGAGCACCAATCCGGCTCCATTTGGTATCGGAACAGCGATTTCGCTATTGGCCGTCTTCACGTCAATCTCGGTGCCGGACCGGTTAATGATTTGAACCTCGTGCGCAAGAGCGTCCCCGAGATTAATGTAAGCATCACCAGTAGTAGTAGTCAGAACGCGACCGGTCGTTGAAATGTGTGGAATTGCGGATTTCATGATTTATTATATTACTGGTAAAACTGAGGCGCTCCTAGTATTTAATTAAAACGACCTGATGGAAACGTTAGTTGCGCTTGTGCGGACAATACTAATACGAATCGCATGTAATTCACGAAAGTTAATATCATACTGCTGAGTGACTCCAGTCCCTCCCGAAAGGCCAACTGAACGGTCTGAGCTTTTATTAACAAGGAGACAATCAATACTCTGGTAATCTGCAGTCAAACCCAAGCCGGCGATCAGATTCACGGCACTATCAGTCGTGTCCGCTCGATTTGATCCGTTCGGATCACGCTCAATGACTCCGGTGGCAAAATTAGCTGCGGAATACACTGCATTCCCTTCCGTAGAAATGACAGCAGCAGCAGCCCGAGGAGATACCTTTAACCGGCCCGTCTCAATGGTGTCGATCCGCTCATTATGATTAAAAAGCACCTGAGCAGCGCAAATCTCGAAGGTATTAAAAACTTTGCTCACCGAAAAAACCAACGAGCTCAGGAGGTGTTGCAAGTTGCGGAGGGGCGTGCGGGAGGAATTAAACGGAGATGTGCTCATGATGTAATGATTTTAGTAAATTAAAAATAGGCAGGCGTTCCCACCCGGGATATTTGGAGATGCATGTGAGGAGGGAGGCGGCTGGGAATACTTCGACCAGCCAGAGCGTCGCTCTCTGCCTTCGCAGGCGTCACCGCGTCCCAGCCCTTAAGACCCGACATGTGAGCGCCCACGATTTGGATAAACGCCTCAACGCAAGAATCAGGAATCGGCAAAACTCCATTTGCGGCAATATCGGCAAAAAGAGCACGACGCGGAAGATAGGATGCACGCACCCTAATCCGGTAGGCCCGATCGGGAACTGGCAGCAGGCGGATCGCGATCATGGGATCCAACCCTTGGCTGGTTCCCTGCTGCTCGATCCAGTAATAACGAGGACGCCCGACACTCGCCGTCACTCCCGCAATTTCCTGTTTATCAATCTGGCTCTGTTGCAAAAGCCGAAGCGGATGAGCTTGCGCCCCATCTAAGAGCACCGGGTCCGAGACCAGCCGCACAAAGGGGTAGTCGTCGCCAAAAATGAAATCGTGATAAAGTATCCCGGCCTCGGCCCCTGTCGCCCCAAGCCAAACGTCGCGAAACGCATTGATCGCCGCCACCCGGTGCCAAAGCGGATCCGCACTCGAAACAAAAGTCTTCCCAATGTCGGCAGTAGCAAAATCGTCCGCCGTCAATGTAGCAGATCCCTCTGTCGCATTCACCGTTTGATTGGCCGGCGCTTCCACTGAGAGCGACAATGGCTTGATCTTGTAACCCTCCGGCAGCAGCGAATACAGCTCCTGCATCCCCGCGTTCAGCCCTTCGAGAGCCTCCTGCGTCTCAGCCGCTGATAACGCCGAATATGCCCGAGATGAATACCGACGTGAGATACGTGAAAGTGCCTCAACAATAGTCATCGTTTAGCCTCCCTCTTCAAAGGTTTCTCTGGATCCGCAATCCCCAAGATCGCCATCGCCTGATCTGCATCAGCCTGAATCCGCACCTCAAGCTCCTCGCGGCTAAAATAGGACGAGCGAGTGATCGCCAGCCGCACCAATGGCAGCAAAAGAGACTCCACGTAGCCATCAGCAACCTGCACCGCATCGGTAGAGGTTAAATCAGCCGTCACGTAGACAGTAGGCTCAAGTATTCCGTCCACTATCACCGGCGAATGATTCGTAACCGCGCCAGAATCTGGCGTAGGAACGATCGACAGGATAATGTCATGCACGTCGTCGCCGGTCTGCCGCAAATCGTCCACAAAGTAGGCAATCGGCGCTGCGTTAGAAAGGGTCCGAACAGTTTGACCAAGGTAGATCAGACCAAACTCCTCCATCTCGCCCCGCGTATCAATCCGCCGCAAAGGGACACCCGCAGCAGAGATAACCGGACCAATCAGCGACTGCACCGAATCCTCCATCGTGTAGGTCCCCGTTCCCTCGATCAGCGTAACCGGAATGCGCTGCCGGGTAAAATACTCCGTGCCGGAGCGCCACAGCATCTGCTGCCCCCAGTTGATCGCCTGCAGCACATCCTGTAAAACATCCGCAGAGGCATCAGCATAAACGATTCCCAACTTACCCAGCGCATCATCGCGCAATTCAACCACGGTCATCATTTGGACGATCCTCCCCGCTTCTTCTTTTTCCGTGCTGGAGCGGGAACTACTGGAGTCAATATGGAGTCCATCGCCGCATGCTCCGACACAAGCGTTGCCAGGTTCTCCGCCAAAGCTCCGGCCTTATTGTAACCCTTCCACTTCTTCAGCGATCCCTCCAACTGTGAAACCGTATCCTGAGCCGCGCTCGTTGCGGCCACCTCTTGCGCCTCCTCGACCACCAAGGCAAACGGAGCCAGGTCCGAGTTGTTCGTGATCACAGCCTGTGACTCCCGATTAAACTCCTCCACTCCCAACTCCCGCCCCTGCCAAATATGGACATCCCTCACCGCATCATATCGAAACGACCGCACCGAATGTCCGTGCAGGTTCAACTTCTTACGAATGCAGATAATCAATTTCATTGTTCACCCAGAAAGCCGGCCTCGGGATTAACCAAGACCGGCTGAAACTAGCAGAGGCTTAACCTCAAGTGACCGTCGGAAGACCGAGACCCGCGTAGTTCAACGCGTGGCGAACCCGGATATAACCCGGAATCCGACCCAGCGTGTCCTTGCGCAACGCCTGCCCAAAGACCGAGCTGATGTAGCGATAATGAACAAAATCGCCGTTCTTCGACTCGCTGGAGCGTTTGTTCCGATACTTACCGTAACCACGCAGGGCTGCATTAGCCCCCATGATTACCGTATCACCGATAGGAACACCCTTTGCATTACAAGGGATGATCGTCGCACCAACCTCATGGACATCGGTGTGCTTGCCATTCCACACGCCGGCGTTCCAATCGACCTCACCAACGGTATCATTTCGGATACCCGCAGTGGCAGAACCGAGACGCTTCGACACCGTAATCTTGTTGCCGTTGTTACCCACGGTGAATGCATACATGCCGACCTTGCCATCTTGGTCTGAGCCAGAACCGCGAGGATTCACAATGAGGAAGTACTTCTCAACCGTGCTGGCCGTAAGCAAATCACCAGCCATCATCTCGAAGTCATGACCCTCAAAATACTTAAAGTAGAGAGGCGTAGTCAGCGCACCGTAGGTGATATTACCACCGCCCTTGACGTCAAAAGCCTCCGTGCCAGCCGTAATAGCAGCACCGAGAAACGCCTTGGGATTCCAAGGGGAACCCACAGCGCCAGCGCCATCGTGATCGATCGGATTGAACCGCTTGATGCGATTACCACGAACGTCCACGAAGCCACCATCGAAGACCGCATTGCTGTCACCACGGACACCGGCCTCGCGCAGAACCTGCTTGAAATCAGCATCGACCTCGAGACTGAACAACCCAGGAGTCGTGCCAGCCACGATGTAACGATAGATCGCGTTGCGACCCTTATCGTAACCCATGAGAGCCGGACGACCGCCCATCGGTTGGAGTTGCGCCTGAGCCGAGACAATCTCGTCCCAGTTTAGGCCATCGGCAGACACGATCTCAGCCTCCGCCATTCGTCCGCCACCGAATACCAAATTCGGCGAGAGACCACGCTCGCGAAAGAGCATCATCATCCGGGCGGACTTTTCACGGCCCATCCATCTGCCCAACTCAGCAGCCTGACCGCCACGCAGCTCGCCGCGCATGCCCATGACTTCCTCGGTCCGCTCAGTCATCGACGTAGCGTTACGTAAAAAATCCACAGACAGCGTGTAGCTGTTGATGCGATCAACCTCGTAGTCGGAAGTCTCTTCGAAAAGAGCGTCGCCACTTTTGCCCTCGCCGTAATAACCGGCGCGATTGGTGATGGTCATCGTCTGACCGGCACCCTTAGATGTGTCGTTTTTGATGAGGACGGGGGAGCCTTTGCCCTTACCCTCGAACTGATCGAAGAAATCCTCGGTCTGTTCGAACATATCCACGGTTTTCTGCCAAAGCTTCCGCACTGAACCGTCGTCCATTGTCGAAAGCGCGTCCCCAGTGTTGGGGGATACTTCACTATAAGCCATTTTTCTGATCTCCTTAAGTTAACTGCCGGAGTCAGCCTACTGATTAACTGGATCCGGGGGATTACCCCGTATCGATGCTGATACCCAATGCCTCCATAGCTCGCGCTAGGTCGGCAGGGCTCTTGATCGAATCCAGCGTCTGAGTAAGCTGATCCTTCCCATTAGATTGTGTGCTCGTCCGGGAACTTCCCGACGCGAGCTGAACTTTTTGGGCGGACTCAACTGGGGCGGATTTTTTGGCTTCTTTAGAAGGCGCTGCGGTCTTTTTGGACTTAGGCGCAATGCGCAACTCGGATGCCACCATTTGCGCGAGCTTCAGCGGCTTGTCAGGATCATTGAACAGCGGGTCGCCGTTCTCCTTCAAAGTCGCATCAATCTCACGCAAACGAACCATCGCTGCGCTCTTGGAATCTTTCAGAAAATCGTATAGCCCGTGGGCTTTTGCCGTAGCCGCATCAAACGACTCATCGTAAAGACGAGTCTCCGCCGACTGCTTCTGTGACGCTTTACCGTGCTCTTCTCGATCGATCACTATCAAGTGATCCCGCAGGTCGTCGATCTCTTGGTCTAGGCGGTCCGCCTTAGCCAAATCCAACTCCTCGGTCATCGCTTTGCTCCTTTCAGAACGCAGCTCCTTGATTTTGAGACGTGTGGCATCTGTGGTCGAGGGTAGGCCATCCGCCCGCTCTTCCTCCGTATCCTCGGCCTTCGAATCTTCGGTATTGCTACCTGAAGTTTCACGCCGCGCACGTTCGAGACACTCGTCAAGAGACATATCGCGATTGAACTTCTTCAGCTCAAGCGCTCGCTCCTCTACTGCATCACTCCCTCGGATCCTGAACTGCTTACGATGTGCGGAGGCGTCGCCTTCCGTTTCGTCTTCGTCTTCGTCTTCCTCGGGTTTCTCGGCACTATCGGAACCTTCCGGCTCCTCATCTTCCTTTTCTTCTAATTTTGCCGCCCCTTCGTTGGTTTCCGTTTCTTCCAATTGCTCGGTTTCTTCGGTCTCCTCCGTTTCAATAACATCAGTCGGCTTTTCTTTCGCTTCCCCCTGGGGGACTTCAATCCCTCCAGAATTCACGTCATCAAGCAAACTAAGGATATCGGCGGGGTTTTCCGCTGAGTCGAGTCGCGACGTAAAGTCGTTACCCTGTGCAACCTCTACCACCGTCGCCGCTGTATTATCATCGGTGCCGGTGTCTGTTTCGGGATCGGCGACAGCCTGATCTGAAGAAATTGCCATAGATTACTCGATATTCCTAAAGATGCCTGATCGTCAACGTTGATTTTTGTTCAACTTTCTATCACAACGGTTCACATGGCACTCGTTGATCGCAGAAACCGACCACCAATCGTGAATCGTCTCTACGGTGGACGACTACGAATCACCTACCGTTCAGACGTGATCAACAGCGTCGACACCAAGGCCGAGCTACTGGCCAGCGTGCTCCTCGAACCCAAGACTGCCGACAGTAAGCACACCGAGTGCCTCATTGTTTCCCAGGATTTAGCCGGCGGTGAACTCAACAAACCCAACACCCTGATCCAGGTATTCGAGACGTTGACCACAGCAATGGTCGATGAGATCCAGCCGATTACCGACACAGATGTAAACGCGAGAGAGTCCATTACTCGCACACTCATTGGTCAGCCCGACGTGGATATCTCCGCCATATCGATCGGCAGCATTTACAACTCATCATACGCCGCCACGCAGATCGTAAACCAATCTGACGAGTTTCGGCGCCAGCTAAAAGTAAAATACCTCGAGGTTGAACTCTCTGAAACCCAAATAGGGGGCGACCAACGAATCGACACGGAAAACGGACGAACTGCATTTGTCCGAACATTCGTGCAACTATCCGCCGCCACCTACGTTCCGGGCGACGTCGGTGACATTAGCACGATCGACTCGCTCAGTGTTGCCCTGTCCGACATAAAGAGCGAAACGTCCGGTGCAGTCCGCACCATCTCCCGAACATACATTACGGCCGGCAAACTCTCCGAAAGCACCAAAGACTCGAGCAACGGTAAGCTCATAGTAAAATCACTCGTTTTCTTCAACGAAATCCCATCAACGCCGTCCGGATTTACGCTCACCGATACCAGCGTAAAAAACCCCGATGGATCGCCAACATACTCATACCAATTTGCCAAAGGAGTCGGTCGCATCTCCACCAAAGAAAGCACCCGTCAAAAGGGGCAGGTCAAGATCACGTCGATCCAGTATCTCGGCGCCGACGATGCCACCACCCCGTCCGGCAACCTGATCGACAGCGACGTCACCGAAAAAGATGGTTACGTCCTCACCTCCCAAGCCTACGCTGAAATTGTCGGTACTGGATACTTGGTCAACGACGTCCAAACAAAGGAAGGCGGCAAACTCGTCATCTACAACCAAGTGCGTGTAGGGAGCCTGCCAGCAACTCCGACTCAAACGATCGGCGGCAGCGTCGTCTTGATCGACGAATCCACCAGAGAGGAAGACGGATACACGGTCTACAACCGGAAATGGGCTGAAGGTAACGGTCAAGTCTCCCAGGTCGACCAAACGCGCCGAGGTGGGGCTATACTGATCCGACGTATCCGGCATATTGTGGCGCTGGCTGCATCCAACCCGATTTCGACGCCTGCCGATTACACGGCGATTCGGGCTGACTACCAAGATCAAGACGGTATAAGGATATGGACTGCGGAATTCGTTAAAGGCACTGGCCTGATTTCGTCGGTTACCAGAGACGGTAAGATTCCTGGCACAAAGGTTGTCACGAATACGGCGTTTGGTGCGGCGAACGTCCCGAGCGGGGTATTGATTGGGAGCGAAGATCGCGAGGACGATGGATATATCGTCTACGTCCGGACAGCGATTCAGGGCACGCTCGTCGAAGAGAAATATACCTATACCGATTTAGTGAACGTGACGATTCCCGGCACGGTGAACCTTACGACCGAGAGCGTTCCTGATGGCACCGTAGCAATCGCGGAGGTCGTTCCGCCGTCATCGAAGCAAGTGCTGGCGACTGTCACCGTTGAAATCGTGACGACTCCACCGACGGCAGGGACCGCGGCCTACGACATCGGGCAAATATCCTGCGCCGTGACGTTTATCCGAACCGAAGAACTCTATGTCGGCACTCAAGTAATCGGTGCCGGCACTGCGAACACGATCTCCACGGAGATATACCGCACATTATCGAGCGTGAGGCAGGCCGAATACCGCGGTTGCTATCTTTCAGGAGGAGGATCGGCGACGGGAACGCAGGAATACGATACCACTGACTCCGAATCTGACACCTACACTAATACTATCACCACAAAGGCCAAAGGCACCGGCGCCACGTCCAACACCAGCTCGCAGTATGGCATCTTACGCCGCAACGTGCGTCCGGTGCTCACTGCGCTTGATGGCACGAACTACTTCGAGGTCGTAACGTGGGAACTGATTGAGCCCTAATCAATGAACGATCCAAGAGATCCATTCTATGAGTTCAGTAAGGACGGGGCTGGCGACTTCACCCCGACGGAAACCCCGCGCACGTATGAAATCTACCCTGAACGCCCCCCTGAATCCACGATTGGCGGCGGCGGCGGCGGCGGCGGCGGATATACCGCGGTTTCCCCATTTGATTTTTATCTAAACAGCGACGACGAAGAACTGAAATTTCACCCCGGCACCATAAATCAAGTGATTCCCTCTAACATATTTGCGACTCTCGCCCTCGCGGCGTCTGGAACCGAATACGTTGTTTTGAATGTCAATACATCAAGTGGGCGGATCACGTCAGCAAACATCACCATTGATTCCAGCGCGCCCGGTTCGCCTGGCATCTTACAGGGAGGCCCACCAACGTCTTTCAAGGTGCTGCTTGGAATTATCGTGAATCTAGTGGGTTATAAAACTATTGGCGCCCATTCCATCACCGCGACTCCGGTAGAGGCATACCGGTCTGACCAAGCAACTCCCGTATTTGGGCACTCCCCTTATGATATTTATTATACCTGGGTGATTGGCCCCGAACTAGCATGATAACGTGGCAAGAGCGCACCACGTATGCCTCACCAGCTATGTCGTTAACATGCGCTTATATATCAGGCGTAGGGAGCGTTTCGGCGACCGTATATAAAGAAGGATATACTAATAATCAAGATTACAACGTAAATTCTTCTTTTTCCGAAACGATAAGCAAATCCGATACTCACGAATTCGGATATAGCCCTAGACGTATGACCTACCAGTCATGGTCTACTCGGATAAAGCGTTATCGAACTCAAGATGCTAACGGTCGAACTTCCTACTCGTCTAGAAGCTTTTCATTAAGCCAATCGTCTGAGACGACATATACGACGTTAAGTGAAACGACCACAGGATGGCCTACTTCAACGTCTTACTCGGCGGAAACGAGTGTAACATCCACAGCCTCGAACAGTGGTGAAAATTCAGGGATAACCACCGCTTCACACGTATTGACCGCGTCGATGCGATCATCAAAAGCCACAACTATTAAGACTTCCGTGGTCGTGACGTATCTAAATAGCAGCGCAACCGTTCCTATTACAACTTTGTCAAATTCAGGAGGTGTATTATTTCCCGTCACCTCCTCCGCGTCCACTACCAGATCCTCAACTTCCACACAGAGCACCAGCGCGTCTACCCTTGGGACTGCGGTCACTACGGTAACCATAAATCCCAATTTAGGGATTGTTTATGCCAGTATCGTCGATCCGTTCCGCGAAGTTTTGATCCTCGCTCGCCCGACTGCAACCGGCACGGTATTGCTATCAGCGATCACGGAAACGACAACGGCGACCCGCGCAACAGGGAGCCCAAATACGTCATCAAACGCTTATGTGCTGGCGACCTATCCTTACACGTCAGACGCAGACGCAGGGACAGCGACCTATATATCGGTTAATTACGAAACAGTGACGGTCTCATTAGCGCTATCGCTTCGCGAAGCGACCATCACGAAAGGCTTATCGACAAATCCGTCGCATACTATAACGACCACGGCGGAAAGCTGGATTACTACCACGGATACGCAGAGATCGACAGGAACTGCTGAAGCCACCATGGATAAAACCATAAAGTGGTCGCGAGCTTTATGGATCCCATATATAATTCCCGTAGAAGTTTGGCCGCAGATTACCACAAGAACAACCTTTGCCACGTTCGGCTGGCCTCAAACCTTTACCTATTTCACTCACGATTCCAATATGGGAATCTCCAAGGTTACTTGTCATGGACGTGCGACTTCATACTCATACATCCAAGAGGAATACGACGACGAAGACAACGTAATCTCTACATTCACCACCAGAGAGATCGGAACTTTTGAAAATGTCATGTCCGTCGGGAGCGTGACCGGAATAACCACAGCAGTAATCGAGATACTTGTTTCGCCCAACGGCTTTCCAGCCACAGGTTCTCTTTCATTTGGTGCGAGTCGAACCGATATATTTGGTGAACGCCTCACCGCCAGATTAACCCTTAATGGGATAAATATGCCGATATGGCCACGGACCACTTTTCATAAAGGACTCGATGGTGCTTCCGTGATCTCCCAAGCAAACGGCTGGAAACCTCCCTCCGCTATTGAAGCGACCGACCCTCTTTATATTTCAATTTCAACGGCTACTACGAACACGACCCAAACCACCCCCCCATTGACAGCGTTTACTGGTGAGGATGCCGCCGCCGCAGTCCCGGTCCCGCCAGCGTTAAGTAATATTGCTATTACCGCCACGGCAAACCAACTGGCGCGCCCGTTCAAAGACATCGATGAATTGGATTTTACCGCAGGACTGGGCGGACAATACGCAGACTCCAATTATCACGTAATCGCAGCAAACCGTTCCGAAAGACTCTACCGTATAACAAGCCAAACGGGATCCACCACTGAGAGCACTACCTCCCTCCTCAAACCACAGCTAATTGCTTTCACAGGTAGCACTAGGAGTGCTCACGAAGCATGCGGCGGATTTGTCGATGTTGGTCCGCAATCATTTTCATCAGATTACGGTCATTATTACCCAGACTCACGACTGATCTACCTTCATACGACTCTAAATAACGCACTATAAATGAATCTTGCCATCACGATCTGCGCGACGAGCGCATACACCTATGCTATGATCCCCCAGCTACGCCGAGTTGCAGCTAACGTAAGGCATCTTGAGGGGGGGCACGTTGTCCTAGTCGGCGACGAGTCGCCCGAACTCGCCGCCGTAGCCGAGGCATATCGAAGCATAATGCCCGAGGGATGGCGCATACACTTAATCGCGATCCCTGGACTTACCGACGACCACGAAAACTACAAGACCAACGCGCAAATGCTAATAGCTCGTCTGCGCACAGAAGCATTTACCGCGGCACGGAAGCTGGGAGCAACCCACTGCTGGTCCCTAGACTCCGACGTGTTACCCCCACCCAATGCACTCAAGTGCTCGTTGCAAATGCTGGAGTTTGACGATGGTCACTACTCCGTGAGCACCTGCCCCTACAACAACGGCATGTATCTCGGTGGTCGGGGCACTCCGCAAAATCAAATCGCGGAAGACTTCGACGTCGATGAACGAAAACTCCCCTGGTATGCGGAACGTGCCATTGCAGAGGCTCGACGCAGGATCGCGAATCAATTCAAAACATACGAAGAAGCCCAGAAAGAATCCAAACGAATGATGCGGATCGAAAAGCGAATCAAAAACTACCCGACCAAGGGAAACGTCTGGACACTTAACGGAGAGCGATACCGTCGACGTGGCTGGCTTGAAAACGCCTACCCCGGCATAGGACTCGGTGCCGTAGTTCCCTCCGACTGGTGTGGGTTTGGTTGCACGCTAATGAACACCAAGGCGCTAGACCTCGCCCACTTTGAAGGATACACCGGCGCCGGAACAGAAGACCTGTATATCGTATGGAATCGCTGGTTTCCCGCCAACTGCCGGATAAACGTAATCACCCATTGCCCGTGCGACCACGTCATATGGGAAAAGAAAAAGGGAGGCAGCGAAAAGGAATACGTGCTCAACCATGCCTACCATGAACTAGAAGGAGAATGCATCGGGCATTTGAGGACGCGACACATCCCGTGGATCCCTGAAAACTAACCCATAGCCGGCCGCAACGCCAATGCCCGGTCAGTGCTTACAATCTTGCGCGTGTAGGTCCGGTATTCGGTCGCCATGCGCCGCGTAATTTCGCGTTGCTCAGGAGTCAGGGAATCGTCCTCCAGCACCGCCGTCTCCAGTTCCTTCTGCCGCTCGCGCAACCGATCCGAGAAGTAACCCGTAAACGCATCGCACTCCGTCAGCTTCGTGATTTCCCGCAACCGTCTGTCTTTCCGATCGTTCAGTTCATCAACGTCCATTATTTGTTGACTCTTAGGACACCCCGATTTTAGGTCAACTTATTTGATGCAGGGTAGATCAGTGGTAGATCACTGGACTCATAACCCAGAAGTCGTCGGTTCGATTCCGTCCCCTGCTTCCAATTTATGCACTCGTAGCTCAAATGGTAGAGCGACGTTTTTGTATATCGTAGGTTGCGGGTTCGATTCCTGCCGGGTGCTCCAGTTTAGGAAGGTGAAGCAGTGGGGTAGGCCCGCGACTGGCTTTGAAACCCAGGTCTCGTTTAATCGGGTGGGGTTCGACTCCTCCTCCTTCCGCCAGTCTCCACTACAATCCAGAACCCCACAGATTATGAAAGATCGCAGCATAAAAGACCAAAAAACGCAGCCGGTTAACATCAACCCAGCGCCAGGAGACTCAATGGTGCCAGGCCATGCCTACACCGCCCTCAAGCAATGCTACGCCCGAGTGATCGCATCGCTCAAAATCAAACCCGAGCGCAAGTCCCTCGCCCAACTCACCGACGAAGCCGAGCACATCAGCAAAGCGGCATTTACGCTGTGCGACAGCACTGCCTCCACAATGGCCTACGTCGACGGCGCCATCGATGCCCTCAACTACGGCAAACCCGAGGACATCAAGCGCGCCAAATCTATGCTCGAAAGAGCCCGCCGAGACCTCGTTCTAAGCATGGAATCAGCTAACCACCTGCCGAAGGCTGATAAGATGAGTCCAACTGAGACGGAGCCGCCGAAGGCTTCGGACGAGTCACCATCTCCCTCTTAGGCTGCGGCCCCTTCCCACTGTTGATCGCCTGCTCGGGCGGCAACGGTGGCAAAGGCACAATCAGCTCGTCCACATTGATCTTCTGGTCGAGCGCCTTGATCATACCGCGGTAGTATTCGGCCACGTGCACCTGGACCAACGGATCCAGCATGTAAAACCGTTCAATGATTTCAGCAACCTGCGACATCTGCTGAAATTTCTGCTCTCCCTTGTAGCGCGTCATGAACATGGTCACATTCATATTCACATCGCTCACGTCAGCCGGGTCGATCGTCGCAGTAATCTGCTCTCGCCCCTCAAAGTAGCTGAATACCTCTGGCTTGTTCAGGTTAGCCAGAAGCACTAGAATCTCACTCTTGAGCACATCGGTAAGACCCGGCTCCAGGTCCGAAAGGAACGGCGCAAACAACTCCTCGCCGGCCTTCTCAATATTGCGGATCCCGGTAGCCAACTTCGCGGTATCCATGCCCAGAGCTGCCCCATCATTCGCATTCGTCACGCCCGACTCGTTCATCCCCATCTGCATGAAAAACTCGAGCATATCCTTGAGCGCCTCAAATTTTACGTCGTTCAGGTAAACAGACTGTAACACTTTGGTCACATCAACTCCCGGCACTGTCGTGTAGGACTGCCCCCAATTCAGGCAAAGGTTCGGATCGTCGCGCCCCTCTAGCACCTTCGAAGGATCCCAGAAATCAACTCGCCCTGCCTTCGATTGGCTCAGGTTCCACCGGTTCACCAGCAGATCCACGATCGTCTGGGTAGAGTCAAACATCTCCATGACGCCCTGCCCATACCAACGGTCGTCCACCTCGTTAACTCGCACCACCGCCACCGGCCGCAAGCCATCTGGTGACATATTCGCCACGTAATTATAATGCACAGGGAGCCGGTTCTTGCGATCAAGCAGCAGAACGATGTTCTCAAGTATGCCGTCCCCATTGGCATCATACCAAAGCATCACCTCGGCCATCTCCACGATAGGCTGACCGCCGCCGGAATATTCAGCATCGTCCTCCTCCTCCTCCTCGTCCCGATTACGAGCAGACCCACTCTTCGGCTCTGAGTTGTTATCGAGCATCGTCCGCATGGCGTCTACCGTGCGCTTCATCTGCTCGAAACGTTGGGTATCCGTGCCGCGGAATACCCCATGCTTTGCGTAAGTATCGACCAGATCCATGACTCTGCGGTCATACAAATGCGCGATGCAGTCCGCCTGCTGGAGATCAAAAGCATCGAGGGGAGCCAAGAAATCCTTGTAGTAGATTGGGAGCGATTCTGGACCCTCAAATATCACATGCCGCTTAGTTATTTTCTGATCGGTGTAAACCGGCGCCTCCGGTTCTTGCGTCACCCCATCACTACCCAACACCCGGAGCCCCGGAGTTTCCGTGTCGATCCAGTCCGCACGCTCCAAGATCATCTCCCCGTTAGCATCCAGGATAGCCTCACCCTCCGCGCCCACTAGAGCCTTGACCATCGTCTCATAGATTTGATCACGCGTCTGATAAGTGGTTTTGACCACGCACTCACCGAGTAGCATGGCACGCTTGACGATCCGCTCCTTGCCCCGTTTTGAACCTATCAGGTTCAGTTTCCACTTGGCATAACGATCGATCTGATCCGCCAACTCCCCATCCTCCATCCCCTCCGGCGTAGCATTAAACCAAGGATCGGTGGCAAAGAAATAGTTCTGAGCTCGAGCAATCATCTGACGGCAGATCCGGCGCGAGATCGGAACAACCAAGTTCGACTCCTCAAAGATATTCGGCGACGGCAATGAATACGGTCGCCAGTCCACCCGGTTCTCAAACAGTGCCTCAAAACGTGAACGTCGACCCATCCAGCTCTCGGCCGCGCCTTCTATTGAATTGGAGGAAACGCCCTCCCCCTTCCACCACTCGTCCTCAATGACGTCCGTGCGGCCCATCGCCTTTTCCATATCGTCGAGCCGGGTCATCGCATGATCCACCAGCGCAAGCTCCTGATCATAGGTGAGCTGAAGCACGGACGGGAAAGCAACGCGTGGCGTAAGTTGTCCAGTTGTGCTATCAACATGCGGGGGAGCCTCCACCCCGCTGATGCGATCCTGTAAAACTTCGAGTTGTCCGTGTTCTGCCATGATTTGTTCTCTCCCGTTAAACGTTGATTTTCAATCAATTTTGATCAGCAAAGCGATCCGCGCTAGTTCCAAAAAACATATCCCGGCGCACATTGGCTCGAGCTAAGGTAAATGCCCTACGAATTTTCTCCACATCCTGGGAGGTAGGACGGCTGACATTAAGCGAGACAGATTGCAGCAAACGAGCCGCCATCTTCCCTGAGCGTCGGCTATATTCCTCCAGCACCTTGCCGGACAAAGTGCGACGCTCCCCATTCACCGTGATAGATTTCTGCAGGTTGGATGGTGCCCACGACTGCGGATCGTCCGCCGTTTGCCGATAATTCAGCAAAAGCTGATCCACTCGATTCAACTCGGGGATTTTGCCCACCTCGATCGGCACCAGCATGCGCCATAACGACCCTCCTCGACGTTCAACCTCCTCGCCATACGGGTCGATTTTTGGAGACCCGGCCGGCCCATAGACATTCTGGACCACCTCGGCAAATAGTCCATGCTCCCGCTCGCGATAGACACCATCAAGCTGTCGAACTGGTTGACGAAAAAGGTTTGGTATCAGCGTCGATAACTGGGACGCAACAAAGCTCGTAAACCGAGACTCTCCTGACATGGCGCCTGCAAGGTCCGACCAACCCCGCAGAAAAGTCTTGGAATCCACCGAGTCACCCAAAGCAGACATGAACGCCCCAAACGACTCAAACCCAGACTCACCTGACTTCAAACGAGAGAGCATATCCACCCCAAGCCCCAGCATCGTCGCTAAAGGCTCAATCCGCGAATAACTGACCTGTGCGCCACCAAATCGAATGGCGTAAGGTGCCAGACCCACTCGTCGGTCGAGATTGCGCTGGGAAATCCGATCGCTCGGCAAAGACCCAGTGATCAAAAACTGCTTGTCCTCATCGTCGTCGTCTCCGGCTGCAGCCCCATAAAGTAAACCGGCCATCGACCAAGCAAGCACCTGCTCTACCGTGTGCTTGATCAGCAGAGGAGTCGGGTAGCTGACCGCCACTGGTCGCCCATCCTTGATGCGGTAAAGCCCAGCACTGCCTATCCTAGCAGCGAAAGCCACCGCGCCAACCGGCGACTGACGGATACCCTGCTGGAAGATGTTCCACGGCGTCCGAATAAACGGCATCACAAACCGCAAAGGCTTGATCCCACCCGGAACCTCCAACTCCCGCGCCTTCGACAGGTAGGTCATCCATTTACCCATCCGCGTCCCATCATGATCATCCTGAAAGGTCAACTCGTTCGCAAGCAGCAGCGCCTTACGCCAAGACTCCGACCCCGGCGTATCAATCTCCGCCTCAATAAACGAAACCAATGCCGCCCCCTTCTTTTTTGATGACTTACCCAAGCGGTATGCTTCCGCAGCCACGTGCGTCCGAGCGATCGCCGCCTTAAAGAACGCATCCGTCGCCATCAACAGCCGGCCAGGAAGACGCACAACCCGACCAGTCTTGCCCGGAATCGCCGCCTTGATCCCGCCTGCCTTATCGAAAACAGGGTTAATCTCAAGCTGACTATTCAGAATCGAACTGGTGTAAATATTCTGCTCGGTTGCCCACGTATTCACCGCAGCAGCCCATGCCCCGGCTAACGACTTATTCATCCCCTTGAGCATCCACTTAAACTCGCCGAGCTGTGGCGCCGTTGGATCCTTGACTGCCGCGTTAAGAATCGCCTCGCCCATGCGCTTCACCCCCATGTCCCAAACCGTGTTAAACGAGTTACCGACGACATTTGCACCCTGCGTCAAAGGACCGGACAAAATCGAATTGATCCAAAACTCAAACAGCATATCGAACGCGCCGCTGTCAGCTATCTGAATCGTTCTCGCGACCTGGGCCACCTGTGCCGGATCCGAAATATCGAACACCGGTGGAGCCATATCAGCATCCTCACCGAGCCCGAGCTGCGTGTTTCCAAAGTCGTCGGGACGTTGCCCATCAGCACCAGCAGGAAACTCGACGCTCCCCGGCTTTGCGTTGGCCGGAAACGGTGTCGCTTTGCGTTTAGGCTTTGCATTGCTTCTGCGCCGACGCTTTGCCTGCGCCTTTTCGGTCCGAATCACTGCCTCCTTGTTCTCGATCAGCCCCATCCGTGAGAGCATCAAATCGATTCTCTTCTGGCGCTCCGCTGCCGATAGCCCCCCAGACGTGCCAGATTTCAGGTCAGCCCGAGCAGAACCCAGCGTCGCAGCATCGAGCTTGTCCGGATCCAAAGCAGCGTCGCCGAGCGTTTCCAATCTTGCACGAGTAGCCGCAATAATCTCAGAGCGAACCTTGACCACCGCAGATACATTCTGATCCGTGCGACGGGCGACATCGGAATCCGACCAACCCCGTCGAATCAGGCCGACAACCCGTTTCTTTTTCGCATCGTAGCCGGCCTTGTTCATCGCCGAATCAACCAACTTGTTTCCACGCAGCTTCAAATACGCCTCACCATTGAAAATGTGATCGAGCGTGATACCCATCTTACGGAACGCCGCCTCAACCTTAGCCATGCGACCATCAACCGCCTTCTTAGCGATCTCCTGCTGGCTGGAACGTTGCATCGCTTCACCCAACTTCAGCCGCATATTGGCCAAGGTCTTATCCTGCCCAGGAGTGCCCGGTGCACCAACCACGGTCCCGAGCTTCGCAGCCTCCAGATCCGCAATCTTGTTGCGCAGACGATCGACCTCTCGCGCTTTGGCGGACGCCGACCACGAGTCAGAAAGGTTTTTGCGAACCGATGCCTTCGGTAGAAACAGCGACGACGCGATGAACTCCGAAAACCGTTCCTCGGGAGTTTTGTGGGGATCACGACGAGCAGCCAATGCTCGCCCCTGTTCGGTTCCAGTCACCCGATACGCGAGCACCACCGCCTGCGCGTCCTTCATCTTCTGGGCATCGCCACTCGATACAGCGTCCTGAACCAAGTCGTTGACGATCATCTGAGCCGCACGAGTCTGCACCGGATCATCGAACCCACGGCCATCGTTGGCGCGATCGATCAACTCCCTAACGTAGCCCACCCGGTCCTTGTCTAGCCGCTCCTGTGCCGCTTTGTCCCACATTTCGACCGTTTCACGCTCACGTCCAGGTTTCATGGCCTCGTCAACTGCGTCGACTACGCTACGAGATTCAGAATCCTCCGCAGGATTTGCCAAGTCAGGACGTCCCTGGATTTTGCGGCCATTCTGCTCAAAGTTCTGATTTGCGACAATCTCCTTAACCGAGGAGGGAACCCGCCGACGTAACGCCGCAAGCCCCTCCGTTACCGCCGCCTGATCGTCCACCGATTCACGCGAGGAATTAGTCTCTACTCGCTCACTACCGGATCGCTTTGTTTTAGACTCAGGTGCGTCTTGTCGTGGCGTTTCCGAAGATCGATCGGCCACTGGCTGGGCGGTTTGCTGTTTAGGATTTCGTTCTCCCCGTCGCTCAGCGGCAGGTTCTTCTCCTGAAACGCGCCCTTCGTCACTGACCGGTTCGACTTCCGCCACGCTTCGTCCCTCGACTTCTTGTCGGGTTTTGCCTTCGAGATCATAGAGTTGTCCTGATTGCGGATCATAATTGAAAGCCACCAGCTCGAGTGCTCCCGATCCTCTGGTTTCCTTTAGAACCGTGAACCCAAGCCGGCGCAGTTGCAAGACGGTTCCTCCGTCCCAGTTATTTGTGATGAGCAGCTTGGCTCCCTTCTTCCAGGCGTCGAATACCGGACCATTGATGAGACCTTGAAACGCCTCTCGACTAGTCTGAGCCTCCAACGGAGTGGCGTAGTTGCTGGAATCCCCAGAATAGCCCGGATCCAGCATGAAAAACGTATCAGGACCGGCCCGATCGGCCAGCTTCTCGTATCCGTCTCCTTGCTCCACCTGGGTCTCGGCCATGTTCTGCGAGTATTGCCGTAACAGATTCGCGTAGGTTTCGCCCTTCCGGTATTGGGCCCGAACTCCACGCTTCGTGATTAATGGTTTCAGCGAACCATCCTTCTTTGCAAACTCCAGCTCTACCGGTTTACCCAAATCCGTGATGTTCTGAAGCGCCAGATACAGGCCGGCCACCTCCGCCGTTTGGGGCATAGCAATCGGCGCAGTCTTGACCAGTTGCGAAGCATTCTCCGGCAAAAGCGGTATGAGCACTTCTCGAGCAGCAGCATCAATCTTGCGAACCAACTCCTGCAGGCGTTCGTTCTCTGGACGACCATCAGCAGACGTCTCAGCGTCCAATTGGTCAAATACATCCACCCACCGCTCCTGAGCCTTGATCACCCCCTCCACGTCGCTCTTAATTGCGGCAAAGGTCGCAGCACGTAGCCCATTCCACTCGTTGTGGACCTTGGCAACCCCGCGATACCCTAACCGATTGAGCACATTGCCGTAGAACCCGGCACCAGCCATCATGTCACCTACCAGATTCACCCCCTCGGCACCCGATAGGATCACCCCTGCCAGCTTCCCGCTGATCGCCGACTTGTTGCCCAAAAACGGGAAAAGTAGGGTATTTTTTAGCTTGGCCTTTTGCACCGGAGTCACCTCGGGAACCACAACATTGTCGCCCTTACCCTCCATTTCGTCTTTATCAAAAAGTTCCGACCGCCCACTCTTCAGCTTCTCGGGCCGAATGTAGATTACTGGATCGATAAACTGAATCTTGCCGAAATTATCGATCACCACGTTCTCGTCGTGCAGATCCTCGACCAAAACCTCACCGCGTCGGT